CCTCACCGTGAGGACTTATTCCAAACGCTTGCGCGATATGGTCTTTCAGGTGTCCTGTCTCGTGTTGATACGACTGCTGAAATTCTCTCGCCCAAGATGTTTTTGCAAATACCATCACCGTTTCCCCCGTTTCCTCGTTGGAGTATGTAAGGCCTGTGTCAAGTTTGCCGGAATAGAGGCTTTTGCAGGCACTCCGCAGATTCCTGCCCCTGCAACCTATCGCGATAAGATTTTCCAGAATCTCCTCAGCATAGGGCTTGGTAACTACGTAGTAGGCATAGACAGTCCAATCGTACTTAGGCAACCGGAAGCGTTGGCGTATCATAGCATATCTTCCCAGTCCACGGGTTCACCCTTTGCATCACAGTCTACAAGCCATTTTCTGAACCAGTTGCCACCGGGATTGTCGGGGTCATCAATTGCGCTTTTGACGAACAATGCCATGTTCGTTTCGTCTGGCACTCCAGATTTTAGGTAATCGGCACGACACATATTCAGAACATACACGAAGTCATATCCAGTGTTATGTTCAAGTTTAACTCCGTGCTTTGTAAGAAATTCTTCGGTTTGTGATTTTGAATAAGGTTCTATTGGCTCTTTCTTGCCTGTCGCGCTATTCATTCGGCGCATTTGTTTTACCGCATATTCACAAGCCTTGCGGTTAAAACTCCATCCATTATTACGCAAATAGATGCGCATTTCTCGCGGAAGTTCATCGAATATGTCTAATGGTGTTGCCATAATATTTTCTGTTTAATTATCAAATATTTTCAGTAGCATTTAATCGCCTTTTTCTATTTTGGCTATTTAATGCTATTAAAAGTCAGGAAGCGTCAGGCTAATGCTACCTAACACCTCCTAACATTTCTACTTACCGACGAACATAGCGTCCGGTGCGGGAGCTTCGCCCACGACGCTCTCCCATATAGGAGTCATCGCCGTAGTCCTCCCATTCATCATCTTCTTCACGGTAGCCCATGCGGTTGCCGTAACGGCCACCACGGTCGCCGTAGCGTCCGTAACCTCCACGCTCACCCATGCGGGATTCCTCGCACAGCTCATCGACGCACTGCATCGCTTTGCCGATATGTCGTAGACCCTTTTCTAAATGTTCGGACAGACCAGATACTTTGTCTTCCGAAATCTCAATCATATAGCCCATAATTTACTTGCTTTTAGATGGTTTTTCCTCCTTAGCCCCCTCCCTGTCTTTGAGCAGGGATATAAGCTCCGCCATCTGCGACTGCTGTGTGGCGAGCTGTGTCCTGAGTTCCGCAATCTCGGCTTCATGTTTCTGCTTTTCGGCATACTCGGGGTTAAGCCGTTTCAGCATCTCGTCGCACGCCGCCACCACCTGCCGGTTGTGGTCAACGGAATTGATTATGCCTACAGCTTGCTGACGCAAGGCGTTCACCTCGGCGTTCATAGCCTCCTTGCTTGTGGCAAGCACGTATGGGGTTTTCACACCGTTGTTCTCATACTCCTCCACTTCGGTGTTGGCATTGACTTTCGGGAATGGCCCGGTCTTGTCGCCAACTTTTATCACCAAATCTACTGTCATGGCTTGCGGTGTGCCAAATTGCATCATCTGCCCGAATTTAGGTACTGGTGCAGACACTGTCACTATTGAACCTATTTCTACCGTCGGCACGCCGTTCTTATTGAGGATATAGATGGGGGAGCCTGGGCGTAAGGAAGAAAAACTCATATTTGTAATTGTTTTTAATATTTATAAATCACGTTGTCGCCGCAGTTTGCGCCTCGTAAGTCCCGACTAATTGCAACCTGCTTGTGCGAGAATTGTAGTAAACAAGTACCAAACTTGTCGCTCCTGCTCCTCCTATGTCGGCTACTGTCGCCTGCGCGCCGTTACTTGCAAGCAGCTGCACCGAGCCGAACATGACAGGCAGTGTTTCCGCAGTCCCCGTCGGTATCGGCTGTTGCAGGTCTGCAAGCAGCAAGCCGGTGAAAGGCGCGTTTCTGAAAGAGTCGAAAGCGTATGTGACGGATGTAGCCGAAGCCGTCACACTCTTGCTCTCGATGCCTCTTGTCCTTTCAAGAATAAACATAGTCAAGGCGATTTAGAAAGCGTTGCTGAAACCGTTGTTGAAGAAAGGATTGAACGCACCGCCGAACACGTTGCCGCAAGTTGGATAGAGGCCATAGAACGCGTTCACGCCCTCATTGAGGGGAATGTAGCGGTCGGGGCAACAGATTTTCTTGACAGGGGGCTGGTTGCACTGAATTTCCTGCAATGCCGAGTAAATAGGCTGCAACTCGGACTGCCGCTCCGAGCGTGCGGTAAGCGTGGCGATAACGCGGTCTTTCTCGGCAAGCTCGCGGTCTTTTCGGCTGTCCTCGATTGCGTCGAGTTTGGCGAGAATGGCGCGCGTGTTGTCGTTGGCGTTTTGCTTGAGCTGGCAGGTCTGGTCGGCAGATGCGTATGCCACGGCGGAGAAGCCGCGCTCCTGACCGATGTTAACCCCGTTGATGGCGTTGACAAGGGTATGGGTCTGCTCACTGTTGGCGAGTTGGTTCTGATAGCCCTGCGCAGTGATAAGCTGCTTGATATCGCAGCAGCAGTTGCAGAGTTGCTGTGTAAGAGCCATGTTGCCCTGCTGCATCTGTGCGATGATGCTTGCGGTGTTCTGTCCGCTCTGCGCCGAGAGGTTGCAGATTTGCTGTGCAACGGAGGTGATGCCGCTGTTGAGCTGGCCGATGGAGCAGTTGAGCGTAGAAGCGAGCTGGCTAATGTCTATGCCGTTGCGTTGAATGGCATCCATAAGCATCTGACGCTCGGCATCGCCGCGTCCGTTTCCATTGTTATCAAAGCCGAAGTTGCCGTTGCCGAAGATAGCGGCCACGATGATAAGGGCGATAATGTCCTCAAAGCCACGACCGCCAAACAGACCGCCGTTGTTGCCGTTCATCATACCCATCAGCGCGGCGGTGTCTACGCCACGGTTCTGCAAGGCCGGCAGGATGCTTGCAAGCATATTGCCGCTTGCCGCACCAGCATCAGGGAAGAAAAATTGTTTTGTTTCAGTCATAAAAGATAAATTTGCGTTACGGTCAATATCAACCGCATTGCAAAATTATCTTATGGGCAAACCTCAATAAAACAGTTATTTCCGTGTCGTTTCGCAAGTATTGCCGATGCGTTTCCGGATTCTTTCGTAATCGTTTCGCATAGGCGTGCTGTACAGCAGCCTCGTGTCGAAGTCTGATATTATGTATTGTACGTTGCGCGGCGTGGTCCGGAATATCTCGGCGATATTAGATTGGTATATACCACGTTTATATAACAAATTCACCGCGATGTGGCGCGCATCCACAGTTTCACGGCGTTTGTCCTGCGACAGTATCGTCTTGATGTCAATCTCGGTCTCTTCCGACACGGCAGAGAGTACGGTAGTGATTATTTCGGATTTCTTCATTCGGAAATTTTTAGTACCTTTGTCGTGCCAAACAAATATATATACATAACAAAGGTGAGTTCACGAAGTTCATAAAGGAATTTATTCATTCCCTCCGGGCTATGTGGACTCACCTTTTGTGTGTATCTTTATATTTGTTTGGCGACAAAGTGGTTCGGAGGGATTTTTTATTTCTTTCCTCCGAATGAGTGGCGTTAACCGTCAGTCGAAAACATTTGGTTGCTTTCTATCTGTATCATAATATATTAATTTAAACTGTCGCGAATGTTATCTGTTTCTCAGCCGCTTGGGTCAGCAGGGCGTTCCACTCCGTATTATTAATGTCAGTGAGTTTGGCGTACACATCAGGGTGTACAGTGATTGTGATTGGAACAGCATTAAGAGCATTAGTAATTAGCAATACAAAACAATTTAATTTTATTAAAGGTGAATCATTAAAATATAAATTGCTACTACTTCTTATTGTTCCATAAATCTCTTCTAAACTTTTGCAATCATAAAATGTAGTTGTTGTACATTTAGCAGAAATATCATACATCGGGGCTTCTTTTGTGCATATTCTCTTTAGTTTTTTACAACGGTAAAAAAGATAGGGGGAGCTATAAAATAATTTAGCATTTGCAACTTCTAATTTAGTACAACTGTGAAAACATCCATCTGATTCCTTAATTCCCGCAGTAGAACTATTAGGTATATTAGTTCTAATAGATGACCCTTCATAAACAGTTTGAGGATAAGTCCTGTTTATTTTTCCTGCTTGTAATATTACTATTGCTTCTTCGTAAGTTATGTCCGTCAGCCCATTAAGCTCAAAGAACTTTGTATCGGGATTATACCTGCCATAACTACCCGCTGCATTATTCCACATATCTATGAACAGCTGCATCTTTGCGGCTTCAAGACCCTCGTCCACGTTCTTGCCGTCGGAGGTCTGAACAAGTTTCGCGAGCGTCTGCGGGTACATCACCTCGCCTGTGCCTCTTTCTTTCAATATTGTTGTCTTTGCCATATTCTTATGCCGTTATAGATTTGCCTTTTGCCGAATTGTCAATATTGTTGGTCGGCTTATTATCATCTTTTATGTTTTCCTCAACTTCGATTTTTTCTTGCGGCTGTCCATATTCTTCCTCAACCTCTGCCTTTGCAACTGCCGGGACACGCGCCTTAATATCAAGCTCCTCACGCCACTCTTTCAATATTTGCTCATAGTCCTCGACGTGAGAGTTGCCCGCATCAGCCATAGCGGATTTACGGCTCTTGATTCTATATGACACCATATCAAGTTCGCGTTTCAGCACCTCGCTATCATTCTGCGGAATCCAAAAATCGCATCCGCAGGATGTGCGCATGGTGGCGATGTTGCCATTGCCCTCAATTTTTGCCACAAGATGTTTGAACACATCCACCATCTCAACAAGTCCGGGGTAAAGGTGTACAAATTCGTTCTTACACCAGATGATTGTGTCTGTGAACATCAGCTTTATGCTTGCTGACGACGGGTCGGAAGCGCGGAATATGTCGGGGGATATTGTCACACTCATAGTGGACTGCATAATTGACTTCTCTTTGGTGTTGAGGTCGATTGTGGCAATGTCCGAAAGGTTAGGGCGGCTGACGTATTTGGCGTCAGCGGCGGCTAATTCATCCACTGTGCCTTTGACGCCAATAACCTTGCCAGTTGAGTCTTTTTGCGGCATAGACTCTATATTGGTCGCTTTGAGGAAAAGAATTGCTTGTACGGTCGAGCGCACTTCATCGGCAACCATTGAGGCTGACTTCTCCAACTTGCAAATCTCCTCCTGCGCAATCCCGCTCGGAATGTCCGGCACTCTCCAATAGATACATGGGTTAATGCCGTCGGGAGTCTGGACTGCATTGTCGGCAATGCACCGCCAACCGTCTTCACTCGTCTTTGTTGACTTCCAATTAAGGTTCTTGGCAAACCAACCGCCAAATCGGGCTATCCAGTTTTCTTCTTTCTCGCTGTCCTTGTCGCCCTCAATCCACGTCTGCACTCTTGTGGTTGAATAAATATCTACAGCGCGTTTGCCGCGCAAAGTGTATAAACGGTAAATTACGCTGTTGCGATTCTCGTCAACGTCAGGGAATAATATGTCACCTTTGAGGTAGCTGAAAACTTGGAAGCGTAACTGCGTATTATAGATGTATAGATATATCGCACCGTCACCTGTGAGGTAGCACGATTGCACAAGCTCCAGCCATGCGAGGTCAAGTCCCGCGCTGTCTTTCCAAGAGCTGAGCCGTTCGCCATTATCGTGGTCTTTGTCCTCGTGGCAAATCCAAAAGCCGTTTCCGGCCATAAACGCGGCCTTTGAGGTGTTGATGCGCTTTTGCAAACCGAAGCGGACGGTTTCGACCGGCTCAAATTCTGTAACGAACCATTCCGGCTCTTTCGTGACCGTTCCGTCCTCGTTCTTGACTTCCTTTTCGCGCACGTCATAGACCGGGCGCATGCTCATAAAGCGCGAATTAATGTCGTGGGAACTCGGCTCGTTCTCGCGCATAAAGTTTTCCTGTGTGTAGTATGCGTAAAGATCGCCTCCTAATGCGCTGTCTGTCGGATAGGCATACAGCCCCGCATTTATAGGGACGTGTTTATCGGGAGCGTCAGGATTGACCCTACGTTTCCAAAATTCTTTCTGTAAGTGCTGGCTTATATTCATAGTTGTTTGGAATTATCTGTATCTGCCGTAAATGCCTGCGACTTTCGGGCGGTGGTATAGGCCGTAATAAGCGTTTTGCGGGACTTGCGGCTTCGGCTGCTTTCGCTCGCGGGTGTCAAATTCGAGGTACATCCGCAGGGCGATTGAATCAAGCTCGCCGGGCGAGTATTTGTAGCGCGCCTTAAATTCCTCTTTTGTGTGGTAGTATGTCTTGCCGTTCTTTTGGCTTATGCGGAAAAGGTCAACTCCGTCGCACAGCACGTCGTAGAATCGGCGCAGTTCATTGTTTTTGCCGAACGGCACGGGCTTGTCCTTTGGGATTATGCAGGAAATTTCGCCGCGTTTGAGCATCACTTCGAGCTTGCCGAGCATCTGCGAACGCAGGTTGAAAAATTCGTTGTGCGTTGAAGTCGGGTTGCCGTACTCGTCATATTCCTGCACGGAGCGGCGGTTTGACGTCACGCCTATGCCGTTGGTGAGGGCTTGCACCCAATAGCCATGTCCGGTGCTGTCATACACAAAGTTTGTTATCGGAATGTTGTAGCGTGTGAGGCGCGACTGAATCCAGTCGGCGAGGTTGTTGGGGTCGCCTTTGAAATAATCAATGTCAATCATCTGCAACCCGCGCCATATAATCATCGGGGCTGAATCATCCTTGCCTGAGGCAATATCCATCGTGGCGTACATATTTTCGTCGTCGTTTACCGGATTCTCCCAAAGGTTGTGTATCATCTGCCGGTTGACGTTTATTTCCTCGTTGTCGATAGGACCGAAATAGGCGCCCTTGAGAATTTCGCCCTGCCCGGACGCTTCGAGATTTGCCACTGACTGACCGCCTGTTGCATTGACGAGGATTCGGTTGTCTGCGGCTTCGCCTGTAAACACCGTGAACGTCTTGCACATATCGGCTTCTGTGATTCCTGCGGCACTGTCACGTTCTGTGATTTTAATCCCGGCGCGTTGCACTACTTCTTCGGGGGTATCGCCCCAAACTACGTCTTTGAAAGTTTTGCCTTTCATGTAGAAGTATTTGATGCGCCCCTCCATTTCCTTTTTGACGTGCCAAGTATCGTCAAGGAAACCTGCATCTTGTATAACCTCGCGTGTGAAATGCTCGTATTCAGGGTTGAATGAACCTATGAACTGCGGTATCATACCCGACGAATCGCGGTTTCGGGAGAAAAGATAGAGCATGGCAATCTCCAGCATCTTAGTCATTTCATCGACCATGATAAGACTCGCCTGTTTCTTTTTCATATCCTCCTTAAAGTCGCTCCATTCAGAGGGATTATTGACGTTGTAATTGAAGTTGGCGAGTTGGAGTTGTGAGTTGTATTGTGGGAAACGGAAAGCTATGTTGTCGGATGCGGCATATTCGCATCCTGCGTAATTGCCAAGTACCTCTATCCCGTCGCGGAATATCGAGGAGCCTTTCTTGGAATCTTTTTCGCGGTAGGAAAACAAGATAGCAGTAAAGCCCGGCTTATCCATACCATAAAGCGATTTGAGGTACATTCCGTAGGTTTTACCACTTGTGGCAGCACCGCAAATAAAAATCAGGTTTGCTTCACAGGCGCACAACTTTTCTTGCAGTCCGGGTTGCGGCATCAAGTCCACTTTATCGCGCAAAAGGAAGCCTCCGACCTTAGTCCATCCCTTTTCTTTTGCGGTAGGCAACTTGCGCTCCGCTTGTGGATACAGCGCAACGTCGAATTTCAAATTCTTATTTAATAATCTAAATGCCATATTATAAAAAGCACGAGAGCCACCTGTCCCGGCAAGGGTCAAGTGGCTCTGTGGCTCTAATCTTTCCGCAAAGATAGTAAAATTTAAAGTATTACATTAAAAATATTGTGTAATTTGTTTGAATGTTATATATTTGTGCCGTGAAAGGATTAATACTCTGTCCCAAATGTCGTGAAGCAGGCCGAAAGCCCAAAGTCCTCGGGAAACACGAGGATGTCGTAGCGCAGCAAGGTTACGTTGAGCTATGGTGCAAAGCGTGCAAGAAGCCCATACGCATTGAATTAAGGGACATAAGCCTTGACAGATAGGGGCATTAGCTCAGATGGCAGAGCGTCTGCTTTGCAAGCAGAAAGTCGGGGGGGGTCGATTCCCTCATGCTCCACATAGACATATTGACAACAGAGAGCCAAAGAGCCGATAGACGAGTAAAGTCGTTTGTCGGCTCTTTTTTGTATAACTAACTATATAACAAGAATATATGGAAAAAATCAAGGAAGCCTTAAAAACAAGGTGGGCAAACCAACTTGGGATAAAGGACGACAAGGTATTTGAGGGGGTAGCCATTTCCGTGAAACCCTTTATCGTGAGCGATGAACAGCTTACTCAATTTGTTGAGGGAGCTAAAGATATGCTCACAAACTATCAGAGCGCAGCCGACAAGGTACGCACCGAACTCAACGCCAAAATCAAAGCCTTGGAGGGCGAGAAAGCGGACTTGGAAGCCAAGTTCAACGGCAACAACAACCCCGAACCCAATCCGCAAGACCCGCCGAAACCGCAGGATGCCGTGCCCGAATGGGCGCAGCTGCTGATTGAGTCCAACAAGACCCTGAAAGAGGAATTGGCCGGACTCAAGGTGGCAAAGGCCAAAGAGGATGCCGTGACAGCACTTGACAAATTCATCAACGAATGGGATTACGCCGGAGGCTTCCCCAAGGAGCGCGATCTGGCGAAACACATCGCGATGAAAGTCTACAAGGCCGGAGGCGAGCAGATGAACGGAGAGGAGCTTATCGCCGCTTTCCGCGAAGAGTTCGACCCGGCGGTGAAAGACAAGGGCGTGACGGACTTCTCCAAGCCGTTCAATAGCGACGGCGGTGGCGGCGACAGTCACCAAGCGCGATTTGAAGCGATGGCCAAACGTCAGCAGGAGCGACAGGGAGCAGTTGCCGGAGAATAACAAAAAGTTTAACCCTTAACAATTAACAGCATGGCAAATTACGGAGGGAACAGCTTCCCTTATCAGACAGCGGAAACTTATGCCGAAAGACTGCCTCTGTGGAACTACATCGACCATTCCAAACTTATCGGCGTGGCGATGCTCCCGAATGACACCTATCCCGTAGGTACAAAATTCCCGGCAGGAACGCCTGTGCAATTGCAGGAAGTCGGCACTGACCCCTTAATCGGAGCGGCGGCCACTGCACCATCGGGTCTGCTTAGAGCCGATGTGACTATGGGTGAGGGCGGTTGCACATTTGCAATCGTGCGTGGTCCGGCCTCAATTCGCATCAATCTCTGCGAGGCAAAGGTGACAGTAGCACAGAGAGCGGCACTTCCGCTTATCGACTTCGACGAAGAACCGATTGAAACAATTTCCTAACCCTTTTGAATTATGAACAGGTACAAAAACATAGGCGATTTGATGGGGTATTTTGGAATCACTTCCAATCCTATCTTCGCATCATTTTACAACACCGTTTTCGCCAAAAGTGAGAATCAGAATCTCGACATCCGAGGTGCAGAATGGGGTCGCTTGCAGGACGTATTCACCTACGAAATGTGGGAGAAATACAACAACGTCGAGGTCATGGCGACATTCACCGACCTCTATTCCGACCCCCGCGCAATCGGAGGCTCCGTGAAGTACAACAAGCTCAGAGGCTCGATTCCGCGCCACAAGGCTCTCATAACCCTTGACGAGGTGGATGTGACCGAAAAGAAACATCAGCTTTACGGAATCCGCAGTGCTCTTGCCGGAACAAGCAATGTGGAGTCTGCCGTCAATCAGGACTTGGAGGACTTCTTCTATGACAAGCTGTCGGCAATTCCCAACGCCCACAAGAACACCGTTAACTTCATGGTGGGTCAGCTTAAGTCTGTCCTTGACTTCAAGCTCGACGACAAGACTGCCAAGAAAGGCATTGTGGGGCTGACAGTCCCCTCGCACGTTCCGACAGAAAACCGCAAGACGGTCACTTTCTGGACCGAGGACGAGAAACACAAAGTTGTCGCCTACAACGAGGGTGTAAGCCCTGTCGAGTACATACAGCAGCTTGTCTATGACATCAAGAATGACCCGTTCCACAGTTACGACCGCATCACTCTTGAGATGAACGCCAAGTCGTTCAAGAAGTTGCTCAAGCATCCGGCATGGGCAAAGGCAATCGCCTACGCAATGAACGGAGCATTCTATCTGACCGCCAACAACGATGCCAACGCTGTCGCGTTTGGCTCCAATTGGCTGCTCACCGCTTCGCAGGAAGCGCAGATAGCGATTTTCAAGCAGATATGCGACATCGACGAGGTGCTTCTGTCAAATGCGGTTACAGCCGTCGAGGTCGCTGTCAAGCAGACCGATGCAGCCCCCTCGCTGAAACGCAACAAGATGGACTGCTTCGACGAGGGCCGTATGCTTCTGCGCCCGAGCGGGAACATCATCACCATTATTCCCGTTGCGCCCAACCGCGTGGATTCTTCGGCTGTGATAAGCACAGGCATCTTCGGCGGTCGCGGACTCATCGAATATTGGTATGAGCCTCGTGAGAAAGTCGCCACATGGCGTTCCGAGCTGACCTGTCTGCCCGTGTTCACTGTTCCGAGCCAAATCATCAACGTGGCTTTCACCGAACCGGCAACCGCAGGGCGTATGGCGACACGCAGCAAGGCCACGACCACCAAAAGCGAGTAAGGTATGACGGTAGAGAGTTGGCTTAGGGGGCATTTTCACGGTCTCGGCAATCAGATAGAGCTGAACGTGCTTGAAGTGGCGGCAATTTCGCCGGTCGAGGCACGTCCCGCGCCGTTTCGCGCAGTTGCGTTGAACGACGAAGTGGAGGACTATATCGGAGACACCGACTATATGAACGGCCTCAACTACGCTCTTTCTACCCTATACTACTCGATGTCGGCGGCTATCACGGGCGGTACCAAGAGCGAGAAGCGGGGCAACAGGCAAATCTCCATCGGCGGCTATCCGCTGACACCAAAAGACCGCGAGGATTTCCGCGAGCGTGGCGACAAGTTGCGCGGACAGCTCGGCGCGGAGCTTGACGAGGAAGTGACCGACAGCGGAGGAATGTTCGATGCTTCGCATCTGCGGAATACAACTCCTAAATGCAGGACGTTATGAGCGATTTGAGTTACAAAGACCATTGCCGGATTACCCGCTCTCTCACCAATGAGAAAGGGCAGATAGCTACTGACGAGTGGGGCAATCCGGTGCTGACGAAGATATACGACGGCGTGTGCGACTTTCAGCCGGGAGGGCAGACAAGCCTCTCGATAATCTCGCACAACGATGTGGTGTATCTGCCAAAGGCGGTGATGGTGATGGAGAACGACAATATCGCCGTAACGACCAAGCTGGGGCGCAAGCGCGAGGGCGTGGTGAAACTCGCCAACGACCTCGGGCTTGACCTGACGGGCGACTATGTGACGGAGATAGAAATCAAGCAAAGCACGGAGAAGAATGGCTAACCACGCAGCTCATAACAGCAAGGTTTTCAAGGTCGGGCTTAGAGATTTCGCAGAGCGAGATATTAAGCCCAACCTACTCGCTATGCTAAAAAAGGTAGCGCAGCGGCTTGTGGACTATGTGGACGGCTCATTCGTGCTGATGCCCCCCTATTATCCGGGGGGTAACGACAACTTCCCTGTGTGGAGCGGAACGATGCACGACGCGACAGGCGTAGGCGTGTATGTTGATGGCGCATTAAATTCCTATCTGCCAACTAAAAAGGCGGATAGTGACAACGATGGCGTTAACGGCATTGAGGCACTGAACAACGCGCTCCATGTCGCGACAAGCCAATTCACGAAAGGGATATGGATAGTGCTGTTCTCCGCAGCTCCTCACGCCTACAAGGTCAATACGCAAGGCTCTCCGTGGGGACGCGGCATAGGGTTCTTCAAGAATTTTGAGGATTACTTGCTGAATGACGTGATCGCTAACCTCAAACCGATAGCGACATGACGATAGCGGAACTGACACCCGATACGGCACTCGCGGCTTTGCTCGACGGCAAGGTGGAGGTGCAGACTTCGGAAACGGAGAAACACTTCATATATGCCTATGAACAAGCCCGGATGCCTAACAAGGGACTTGCCGACGAGTTCATCACTATCCAAAACAACGGTGTGATAACCTCGCGGACAAAACCATTCGGGCTGTACCTCGGCAATCTCGCGCTGACAATCTACTGCAAGAGTTACGAGGACGGCACAGCCAACATCAACAATTTGCATCAGATTGTGGTTCAGTGCGAGCAGATTGTCAACGGCACGACCTCGCAGGGCTTCTTCTTCGAGCTTGACGCAACCAACGTGATAACACCCCCGACGGTGAACCTCACGACAGGCTACGCGACAACGATTCTCAATGTGGCGTGGCGCACAAACGATTATTAACAACTAAAAAACACATATACAAAAATGGCAAAAGTAACCAAGATTGGCGTGGAGACCCGGATGTTTGACGGGCTTTCCCGCGTGATTTTCTTCAAGGACTTCGATCTTGCCAAGCTCTCCGAGACCACCACGCTCGCGGAAATCCTCGCGGCCGGGCACGACCTCGGCCAGATTGTGGAGGGTTCTCCCTCTTGGGACGGCGATGACGTGGAAGTCAACACTCTCAAAAACACCGAGGGTGGCGCAATCCGTTCCGTGACCACTCCCGGCACGCTCGCGTGGAGCTGCCGCATCCCCCACAGCAAGGAGACCGCGCTGCTTGTGGGCGCGACCGAGATGGAGGTCACATCTCTCGGTGACGGATTCCAACTCGCGGAGGGCAAAAAGGTTATCGGCGTGAACCCCAGCGACCTTATCCACCAATGCCCGGTCGGCGTTCTCAACCTCACCCGCAATGAGTTGTCATTGTTCCCCAAGGGCAGCGTGAGCTTCGCGATGACCATTGAGGATGACGACCTGTGGCAGTACACCGTCAACGCAACGGCTGACGAGATTGACACAGCGAACCTCAAAACGATGATGTTCATCCCGCTCGGGGAAGACCCTCTGAAAGATGATGCAGCTGCATAAATCCGTATAACACATTTGTAATTCCAAGGGGCGGTAGCTGCGATATGCCGCCGCCCTTTTTAATTATTCCTATATGGCAGAGGAAAACAACATAAAGGAGAACAAGGAGGGAATGCCCGAATTGTCGCTTGACGAGCAGGCGATGCTTGGCTTGCTTGTAGAGGCAAACGCATTGCAACGCGGCAAGTCGGAGCGTGTCGTCATTGACGGCAAGGCGTGGCGCATACGCCCCACGTCGCAGAAGCAGAACCTGAAGATGCTGAACCTCGACTTCGACATACACTATTGGCAGAGAGAGCTGAAAGCGGACGGCGTAAGTCGCAGGAAAGCGAAACGCCTTAACTCGAAAATCCGCAAGGCATACGCCAAGAAAGCGGCGCACAAAGTTCTCGGCAAGCGGTTATGGCTTGTTCCCTTTGCCTTTGCACTGACATGGCGGCGCATCTACAACGAGAGCGAAAAGGTGTCGGCGACGATCAACTCCGACGAAGCTGTCGGCGAGAACAAAAATTTTTATTTAGCCAATCTGGGAAGCTCAAAACGAGCACTCGTTCTCTCTACGATGCAGGTTGGCGAAGCCGTCAAGCAGCTGCAAGAGAGAAAGGCGAACGCGGAAAGTATGTTGGACGAGGACGCTTCGCCAAAAAATCAGGAGGACAGCAAGTCGGCAGCGCGTTCCAATGCTCGTCGGACAACGAAAAGATAAAGGCTGTTTACGGCAACTACGGCTTTTGGTCGTGGCTCAGGTATTGGTATCTCGACAGTGCGGACTTCATAACCTTGATGCTGATAGACAAGGGTTATTACGACTACGATTTCGAGAAACCGAAAGAAAAGAAGCGCAAGCCGACCAAGGAGGAAACGGAAGTGTGGAGCGACGAGAAGCTGAAATCAGTACTTGGGCGGGCGTTGCTCCCCGACGGCAACCGCGTGTTTGGCGACAAGCCCCGGATGACCCCTGACGAGATGCAGCGCATAGCGATGCAGGAGGCGGGGGAGAAGAATAAGCGGCATTGATTATCTGCGGGCGCGGATGTGTTTTAAAACATTGCCGTCAAACATCTCGGTAAATTTGTTAAAGTGACGTATTAGGTTTAAATTTGTAATTGCCTAAATGAATGTTTCATTACGAATTGACAAATTTTTCAACGCCATAAGTGCCTGAAAAATAGATTTGGAAGTTTCAAAAAGTGTGTTTAACTTTGCCACGTCTATCACATACAAGTGGCAAGTGAGTTAAACCGCTTGCAAGTCCGAGGCGGTATTTTTTATACCCCTACGGCAACGATACAGCATCGTACCCCCGGTGGAGCGTTAATGCGCCCACAGCCACTTGTGGTGATAGACGACGGGAAAGGCGATGCTTTTCTTGTATATCAACCTTATTGTTTAACTTTCATAAATCGTCTATCAATGAAAGAAAACCAAAATCTACTCTCCGCATTGGGTTTGATACGCTCAGTCGAGACTCTGTTGCGGTCGCTAAATGAGCCAAGCCCGTTGGGAATCGACCGCCTCCTTGACAAAATCCATCTGGGAATTGCGTTGGAAAAGGTGGCACAAGCCAAAACATCCCTTGAAACTGCCCTCGCGGAGAAAGGGGGTGCGCTATGACGACGCAGAGGAACGACACAAAGGTGCTCATCGAGAAGTGGCGGCTGGACACGCTTTTAGAGCAAGCGTATGAAGCCCTCGAAAGCGTCGGCAGGACAGTGGGCTCTGCCGTCGTGG